TACCTCGTCGAGCGCTTGCTCTTGCAAACCGAAGATGTTGTAGGACGTGAGCTTGACATAAATCTTCTTGCCAACGTCGCGCGCGTTAATCGTGTGTTTGAACACGCTGTCGTCAAGGCGTACGTAGTACTCGGTCGGGCTGTGCGATGTCTCCGGCGTGCCATACATGCCGCGGTGCAGTCCCGTCAGACTGTACAGATTCTTTCCGACAAGCTCCGCCCCCGTGTGCGCAATGCACTCGCCGTTGATCCAACCGAGCGTGTTGCCGCGTTCGGCGTCCTGCACGGTGCCCGGGTAAAGTCTCCCTGAGATGAGATTAACAACGCACACCCCATCGCCGGTAGAAGGTACGTGGGACCGGACGTCAAGCCGGCCGTAAGTGCAGCCGCTTGTGATCTTCCCTGCGGCAACGTACTTCTCGTTGTCGTCCGATACCCAAACGGTAGCGCCGCCCCAGTACTGCCCGCCACTCGTAACGAGCCACACCTCGCTTCCGGATGTCGTAACATCCGCGGGCGGCTGGAAGATAAGCGGCTGATGGGCATCTCCGGGCGCAGCGTTATAGTCGATGCCCTCGCTCGTCGTCTCGTGCGTCTCGTATCGTGCCGGTGAGTAGATGCCCGGAGGCTTCGCGATGGCCGTGAATTCTAGGCCGCCGTCCGCGGCCTCCGTGACAGTCTTGATAACGACGACCTTCTTATCGATGCCAAGGCAGCGGTCCGTGAGTGTTACGAGATCGCCGGGCTCCAATCGGCAGTGTGCCCACGCCGTTTTAAACGTATACGCATTTCGGCTGTAAAGGTTCCGAAGCGCCTGCTGCTGAGCGATGAGCTGCGCCCGTGCCTTGGTATAGACCCACGGAGCGCTCAGCGTACTCGCGGCGCGCAGCCCTCGTTTCGCAATGTCGGAAGTGATTTCGAAAGATACGGTTTCCTTCTCATACCCGTTCGCCCGATTGATAAACTCCACCGTGGCCTGATTGTACGCCTCGCTGTTGTCCTTTCGTTCGAAACGTACGAGCGTCCCGTCCGTCTGCGGGATGAAGTCGTCGGCCGTGAGATCGTACTGCACATCCTTGTTTGCCTTCCAGCTCCCGACGTCACCGTCGGCGAGCGGCACAAGCTTGAGCTTATTCTGCGACCAAAAGCCGTATGTGTTCGTCAGCGTGCATATCGTCTCGACGATGCTCTGCACATTTCCGCGCGAGGTATCATCAGGCGGCGTGGAAAAGAGCAGGTCAGCGGCGGCGCAGTAGCGCCTAAAGTTATCAAGCGCGTCAAGGTCAATGCTGTACTCGTTGAATCCGACACCGTCGTTATGATCGGCGAGGATATGCAGGAGCAGGTCGGCGGGGTTCACGTCGACGCCGTCGCCGCTTCCCGCGATTGGATTCTTCACCTCGAAGTTATAGACCGGCAGACTTCCACTGTTACCGAGATCCACGACGCCCGCGAGATACGCCAGCCCGCTATACGGGAGCGCTCTTTCGGGATGCTTGCCCTTCATATACGACCACGGCTCTTGACCGTTGCGGCCGTCAAAGAGCGATAGGCCGAGGCCTTCGCCGGGATAGTTTAGCACCTCTTTGTTGCGCCACACTTTACCGATCCCCTGAATCGGTCCCGCGCAGAGCGCGATCGCAACGGCAACGGTGTACGTGTAATCGATGCTGACGGACTTCACGCCGCCGCCTTTTCCGCTCCTCTGCGTATGGCGGTGTTCATACGCCGTAAAGTCTGTGTAGTCAATAATATTGCCGCTGATGCGTGTTGTCCCGAGTACCTGAGGCACCGTTGCCCCATATGTCGCCGAGTTGATTTGAAAGTCGGATATCTTGTCCGCCCTTGAGGTGATTGTCGTCTTGCCGAAAATCCCGCTCATGTCTTAAACCTCCATATGCCGGCGAGACGGCTGCGTCCTCGCCCGTCGAGAAGAAGCGCCTCGTCATTGTTGGACAGGATAACGCCGAGCCGTACGTAGGCGTGGATCACGCGCGGCCACGCGTCGACGATCGCACCGTGACTGATGCACCGTCCGAATTTATAGAGCGCGAAGTCTCCGGGCTGCGGCTCCCCCGTCACCGGTTCGCAGTACCGCTCGATAAATGCAAGGTACTTTTCCTCGCTCCGGTGCAAGTGCCATTCCTGTGAATATGTGCCCGTCTGTACCGTGCCGCGCTGTATCAGCCCCGCATCTTCCACGGCCGCGATCAACAGCTGACCGCAGTCAACGCCGACGCCTTTCACCTTTGCGCATCCTTCGTACGGCGTACCGAGCCACGAATACGCAGCGTCGCGTATCTTCTCGCCCGCCGTCATAGGACGCTCTCCTTCTTCGGCACGTACGGCGTTGCACAGTTCCGCGCCCAATTATTGAATTTCTGCCGGCAGGTCTCGGGCTGCTTGTCGCACCCCGGATAGATCTTCATGCGGTCGCCCGCGGCGGGGATTGCTTCTGCCGGTACGAGAATCTCTATGCGACGACCGTCATAACTCTTCTTGATTGGGGACACCTGCCCTGCAAGCGCGCCGGTCAACCACTCGACGCCACCCATGTCGTAGTAGCCGGCCGCGAAGTCTACGCTGACCGTGAACATGACGTCGCTTTCAACCGTCTGCACGACCGCATCTTTTCGATATTTTTTGATATCAACGCCGCAGCGCGCGCCGTAAAGAGAGTACGGGCAGGACGGATAGAACTTGCGCGTCGGCCAAGCGACATTGAGCTTCTGCACCTCGCTCTTGACCCACAGCTGCAGCGTCAGCCCGCCGCCCTGCCGGATCTCAATACTGCCGGTAAACAACGGAACGGTTCCGACGATCTCGTTATCGTCGCTGAAGAATGCCCGCTTGAGCGTGAGTTCTCCGCCATCGAGGCCGCCGTTATGTGCGATCTGCATCAGCGGTTCGGTATGGAGCTTATCGACGTCAGTAACATACATCGTTACGTCAAGCTTATCAACCGACATACTCGACTGCAGCTTGATCTGATTCCGAACGAAGATCGGGCCGTCATGCCGGAACGTATGGTTGTCGGCGATAATGTCGATATCAAAGTCGGTATAGTAAAGCCGCTCACCGTTCGCGAGCACGAACTCGTATAGATCGCACGAGACGTACCGCTGTCTTTCGTTCAGGTACTTCTGTAGAGTTTCATTGACTTCTTTCATCGCACCGTCACCAGCTTCATTGACTTCGATCTCCATATGCTGTCGAGGACAACCTCGATCGTGAACTTATCGTCGGCGAGGCGTACACGCCAATAGTAACCGTAGGACGCCGTCACCTTCGCACCATTCGGCGGCGCAGCCGCAAGCGTGATGATGCCGTTGTCGTCTGCCGTTGCCTCGACCTTCACATCGTCGACTTTAACCTCGAGCGTATCAGGCTTTAGGTCGAGGACAGGCTCCGCCCACGCACCGAACCGCCTCAGCGCTTGGTACTTCGCTTTGGCTCCTGTGCCAATGCCGAGCTGTATGTCATGCTCCGCGTTGTGCTCGGGATCCGGCCATAGAAAGGGCTCGTACCTGCCGCGCAGGCTTGCGAAGAATCCGTAGAGTAAATCGCCCGCCTCGGGCGTCAAAATAGAGTAGCTTGTCTCGATCGTCCAACGCGGATATGCCCAATTCGTCAAGACGCGTTCTTTGCCGCTGCCGGCTTCCTTCACCGTCGTTGACCATGCCTGCGCCTTCGTAGACTTCCACGCGATGCCATCAGTCACCGGCAGCACCTTTAATTTCATGCGAACGCGCCTCCTCCCATGCTGAACTCTCTCGCGCTGTCGGCAAGGTAGCGCTTCAACTCCACGCCGCCGCCCGTCTGCAGCCAGTGAGAAAAACTGCCGGCATCCATCGCGCTGACCTGCAGCGTTACGTTGCCGCCAATCCCTTGCCCTGCGATCCCCTTTGCGATCTCGCCGAACGTATTATCATTGAGCGGCAGGACAGCCTCGGGGTGCTTGCCCTCACCGATGAGCGCCAGTGTCGGACCGTAGGCATAGCCGCCCTCTGCCATCGCGCGGAACGGCGACGCGACGCCGAAGCCCGTAAACGATCCGCCGGCAAACGGGATGCCTGTTCCCGTACCACCGAGGCCGCCGAAACTTCCGAAACCACCTGTAACGATCATCTTCGGAATTGCCGCGGCCCACCATGCGGCCGTCAGTGCCGCCGCCTGTGCGGCACTTGTCGCTGTCTCCTGTGCTCGCTGCTTTTGGGAAAATGCCGCCGCGATCGCCTGCTGAATACGCCACTGAATATACATCTGGATCATCTGCTTGATGACACCGCCGAGGGCATCGCCAAGCGACTTTGTCCCCATAATGAAGTCCGTAATGGACTTGCTGAAGTTCTGCCGAAACTGTTCCATGATCTGAAGGGAGAACGCGCTGTAGCTTTCCTCCGCCGCCATACGCCAGTCATGATACTGCTGCATGGCCGCTTGCCTCTCTTCAAGGTTTGCCATAAACGCGACATTCTCATCGGAGAGCGCCGCCTGATAACGCTGTACGTCCCCTTCATCCATCGCTGTGCGCATCTCCGCTTCGATCGCTCTTGCGCGCGTGCTGTTCGCGAGCATCGTTTTATTGGCATCTTCTTCGATCAAGGTGCGGCGCTTTGCGACCTCTTCCGCGGCGGCAGCCTCTGCTTCCTGCCGTTCGAGCAGATACCGCTCAGCTTCCGCAAGGATCGCCGCGTCGCCCGTCTTCTCGGCATCGGTTTTAATCTTTACCGCCTCTTCAACGGATTTGCGGTACTGCTTGAGGAAGTCGTCAAGGCTCTGCTCACGACGAATCCGTTCCTCTTCGATCTGACTATAGACTGCCTGTGCACCGTCAAGCATACCGACCGAGAGCTGTCTGCCAGCATTCGCGAAGTTATCCGCGAGTTCGCCAGAGGCTTCGGTCGCACGTTTAATGTCATCGGTGATTTGCTCGATCTCACGCTGCAAGCGCTCTGCTTCGGCTTTGGCCTTGCGTGCTTCAGCCTCTGCGTCGTGTGCCGCGGAACGTCCGCCACCGCCATGACTCCCGCCTCCACCTGTAGGAATGTTGATATCGGGAACCGATGCTAGCGCGGCTGCTTCCGCGGCTCTTGCTTGTTCTGCTGCACGTTCTTCCGCTTCCGCTGCTTTTGCTTGTGCCTCAGCTTCTGCTGCGGCTCTTTTCTGTTCACGGATTGCCGCCAACTTCTCCTCATTTGGATGTGCCGTCCCAGTGTCATACGCATAATCGTCTTCATCGATGTCAAATACTTCAATGCCGCCATCCTTCATCGCTTCATTTTGCGTATACGCAGAATGGGCAACAACAGCAACAGCAGCCGCCGCCCCCGAACGCCTCTCGGCGGTCTTCACCGCCCTGTGGGCCTCATCGGCCTGATCGGGTGGTCTCTGGGCCCTTACTCAGTCTACGTCCGGATCGCCGGCG